CATCCTTAAATGGAATGCTTACTTCTCTTGCGACAAACTACAACCGCAGAAATAAAAATGTCAGACTGTACGAGCTTGGAAATATTTATCTTCCGAAACAGCTTCCGGTTACAGAACTTCCGGAAGAGAGAATGCAGTTTACATTGGGAATGTATGGAGACGGCGATTTCTTCAGCATGAAAGGTGTAGTAGAAGAATTCTTTGAAAAGATCGGAATGCACGAAAAAGAAACGTATGATCCAAATGCAGGAAAACCATATCTGCACCCGGGCCGTCAGGCAAATATTATGTATGATGGAAAGGTTGTTGGATATTTAGGAGAGGTACATCCGGAAGTAGCCGATACATATGGAATCGGCGAGCGCGCTTATGTGGCAGTGCTGGATATGCCGGAGATCATTCCGTATGCAACTTTTGACAGAAAATATACAGGAATCGCAAAGTACCCTGCTGTGACAAGAGATATCAGTATGGTAGTGCCAAAAGAGATTCTGGTAGGACAGATTGAAGATGTGATCGAGAAAAAAGGCGGAGCATATCTGGAAAGCTATGCACTGTTTGACCTGTATGAAGGAAGTCAGATCAAAGCCGGATTCAAATCCGTTGCATATTCTATCGTATTCCGTGCAAAGGATAAGACTCTGGAAGAGGCGGATGTAACTTCTGCGATGAACCGGATCTTAAAAGCACTGGAAGAGATGGGAATCGAGCTGAGAAAATAGGACCGAGTCTGTTTAGAAAGAGGGATATCATTGAAAACAAGTGATTTTTATTATGACCTGCCGGAGGAACTGATCGCACAGGATCCTCTGGAGGATCGCTCCGGTTCCAGATTATTGTTTCTGGATAAAGAGACAGGGAAAACAGAGCATCATATCTTTCGGGATGTGATCGATTATCTGAATCCGGGAGACTGTCTGGT